ATGAAAAACCGTGCTGTTTCCATTCTTGTGTACATCCTCGCCGTGATTCTGCTCATCGCCGGGGTGTATTATGTAACTCTGCCGCCTATTTCCATCTATTCGGCGGAATTCTGGAGTTTCTTCTTCTTTATTGATATCGTGATCTTTGTGTCCTACTGGATCATCGGCTTCCTCTCCGGCAAGGCGTTTCCCGATATCGTGAAAATGCCCTCCGGACATATCGATTTTGAAGCCTCCCTCGGTCTCAGAAAACGGATCTTCCCGAGAATTCAGCTCCTTCTCACCCTCGCAGCTGTCGCTCTCCTCCTCGTCGGATCCGTCATCGGCTCCCAGATGTTCCGCGCGAAAACCTACTCCTCCCTCATCGATGTAAAAGACGCCGATTTTGCCGCTGAAATCAATGAAACCGAGTATGTCACCGATATCGCCCTCATGGATACCGCTTCCGCACGCATCATCGGTGCAAGAACCCTCGGTACCCTCTCCGACCTCGTATCCCAGTATGAGGTTTCCACTTCCTATACCCAGATCGCTATCCGCAATCCCTCCACCGGAAATGCGCATCCCTACAAGATTTCGCCGCTGGAATACGCCTCCTTCTTCAAATGGCTCAGCAACAAGAGCGCGGGCATTCCCGGATATGTCAAGGTCGATACCGTCAATTTTGAAGCCGAATTCGTCCGTCTCGGCGGGGATTACATCCGCTACAGCCCTTCCGCCTACTTCGGAAAGGATCTGATGCGCGCCCTGCGCTTTGCTTATCCCACGAAAATCTTCGGCAATGTCTGCTTTGAAGTGGATGACGAAGGACATCCCTACTGGGTAGCCGCAACCATGAAGCCGAATGCAGGTCTGTTCGGTGCCATGGACGTTGACACCGTCATCATCCTCGACGCCTGCACCGGGGAAAGTGCCGAATACATCCCTGCCGAGTCCCCCGACTGGATCGACATCGTCTACTACGGCACCCTGATCTGCCAGAAGTACGACTGGTACGGCATGCTCCGGGGCGGCTATCTCAACTCCGCGTTCAGCCAGACCAACTGCGTTGTCACCACCGACGATTTCGGCTACAAGATCATCGGCAACGACGTATATATCTTCACAGGCGTTACCTCCACCGCAGGGGATGAAGCAAACATCGGCTTCATTCTCGCCAACAGCCGCACCGGGGAATACAAGTTCTTCAGCGTGCCCGGTGCCGAGGAATACTCCGCAATGGCAGCCGCAGAAGGCTCCGTACAGCAGTACCGGTACAATGCATCCTTCCCGTCCCTCATCAACGTAAACGGCGAAGCGACCTACATCATGGTACTCAAGGATGCCTCCGGTATCGTGAAGATGTACTCCATGGTCAATGTGGAAAACTACAACATTGTTGTCACCAGCGAAACCCAGGAAGACGTATTCCGCCGCTACAAGGCCGCAATCGCCGCACCTGCCGGATCCGTATCTTCCGATGCGCTGACTTCTGAGGAAATCACCGTGGATGAAATCCTCTACATCACACAGGCGGGCGAAACCGTGGTTTACCTCAAGTCCGACAAGGGCGTATTCCGCACCGCATTTGATGAAAAGCTCCTCTTTATCGAAGAGGGAGACACCATCACCGTCCGATACCTTGTAAAGGAAGACGTAACCATTCTCTCCTCCGTTGAGGTGGAGTGAGATGGATGTACTTCTGAGAACGGCTCCCTATCCGGCGGGAGCGGGTCTTTTGTTCATCCTTCTGCTTATCGTCTGGTACATCCGGACGGCAGTAAAGGAAATCCGCTTCCTGCGCCGTGCGAAATACTGCACCGAGCTGGTTGTGGGGGAAGTTTCCTCCCTCGCCGAAGTTTCCCGCAGCCGGCACGGTTCCTGGTTTGCGCCCAGCATCAAATACCGGTATACGGGCAGATCCGGATACGAAACCACCGATTTCTACGAAGCCGAGCATTCGTACACCTACTCGGCATACACCGTCGGCATGGAAGTACATCTCTTCATCGATCCCGAGGACGGTTCCAATGTATACCTCGCAGGGGAAAAGAAACAGGCGTGGCAGAACATCCTCGTTCCCGGTGCTGTCGTTGCCGCAGTGATTCTCGCACTCCTGATCGGAACTCTCGCATAATATCATACATCAGAAAACACCGCCCATCCGTCCCTCGATAACGGCATGAGCGGTGTTTCTGACTCTTTCTCTGGTTCTATTATATGCCATATCCTCCCCGGTTATGCGGCGAAAACGTCCATTTCCGGGGAATTTCTATGCGCCCGCGTGAATCATCGGGATGCAGGGAAGGATGCTGCCGCCCTGTCCGACATAGATTCCGGAAGCCGGAGTCGGAACGCCGCCCACGCCGATGTACAGATTTGTTCTTCCCACTTGAGTGACATCCCCCGTCAGCCACTGGGAATAGAAGCTTCCCGAACCCTTATAGGAACGCACCCGGTAGGACACCGTATCCCATTCACCGGCGGTATCCGTGAAACGATTGGACGCCCCGGCGTAGATCAGCACCCACTCGCCGCCGTCAGCACATCGTTCCAGCTCAAAGATCCCCTTCATATCGAGGAAGGTCCCCCACGAAATCTGCACCGGACATCCCTTGGTGGGAACACTCCAGCTCAGATCATAGGGAACATAGTAGCCCCCGTTGTCGGAAACCGTATATGCAGGAGAATGCATCTCCGCGAGTGCCTCATAGTCCGATCCGCGCCGCAGAGCCGATTCCGCATTGCTGTAGTACGCATACACACAGGTATAGCGGATCAGATCCCCGGTTACGTAGGGATGGGCAATATGATGCCACGCATCGCCGCCGTACTGGCTGCTGAGATTCAAGGTCTGCTGAAGCTGCCAGCCGTGCTTCTCATTATAGCGGTACGCCCACACGCCGAGCAGTGCAGGGTATTTTCCCGCAGGGCATGTAACCGTACACCGCACCGCACTGTTGCTGACACGTTCGGGACCGTCCGGAAGAAAATCCGCCTCGGGCAGGGGTCTGCCGTATCCGGTTCCCCATGCAAAGGATGCGATGCTTCCAAAATCCGTACCGCCGGATACCACGCCCGCACCGCTCAGGGTAATGGCGGAAATCTCACTGTCGTAGGGAAAAACGGTACTTCCGCTGTTTCTGGATCCGATGGAGACGGTTTTTACGGTATTTCCGTAGTACACATCCACATCAAACAGACTTTCCGAAGTAACGGAACGCGGATTCTGCTCAAAATCCACCGTCAGGTTTGTACCATCGGTCTTCACCCGCAGAATGAACGCCGTTGATCCGATCGTGAGCGCATCCACGGAGCGATAAAGAAGCTGTTCCATCGACATCACCCCAGAAGAATGAATAAATCCCCGTCTGCCAACGCGGAGGGCAGGGAAGTTCCGTATCCGATGTTGCGTACTGTCATTCGTCCGGTATTGTCATGCGCCGCTGTCAGTGCACCGGTCATGGTTCCGCCGGATCGTTTCAGATAACCGTCCGCGGGGATCCCACCCATCATATCGGCGTTTCCGGCGTTTTCCACACGCCCGAGGGCATCCACCGTACTGGTGACATAGCCGCACTTCTCGCGCACGCCCCTGGTATCGGTCATCATGGCTGCCGTCACCGCCGATGCATTGGCGGGAATCACAAGTTCCGCCAGCACCAGATCACGGACTGCGGCGGTATTGACGGGTGCGTTTTCCGATGCGGTGACGGAGAATTCGCCCGCCGCCAGATTGAGGCGGAGCATGATATTCCAGTTACCGGGGGTGACTGTGATCTCCAGCGGTTCTCTGAGCCATGCCATGTATCCACGGATCCAGCCCACACCCGGTTCCACCGTAATCTTCATGCCGCCGGCAGGGGTAATGCCGAAGCTGTTCCCCAGCACGCCGTCGTGATAAAAACTCTCGATCATTTTGGCGAAGAACGCCGAATCCACCGCTTTATCCCCGCGCGGGAACCCGTTCACGGTTTCAACCACGGAGGTGGAATCGAACATACCGCCGTATATTGCTTTGCTGATATCTGCCATTCTTTCACTCCTTCATTGGGTTAGCTATTGATTCTTTTTGATTGCCCTGCCGGATGGGGGACCGTACCGCTTTCAGCTTCCGAATACCGGGTATACTGCTGCCGCACCGTTTTCCATGACCCAGTCCACGCGGGTCAGGCGGAGGGGAAGGCTCACGCCAAGCTCCTCATCCACCACGGAACAGACATCCCCCAGCCGGTAATCCTTGCCGTATACCGGAAGCGCACCGCTGTCAATCTCCGCGCTGACCTCCAGTTTCACCGGATATCCCGCCAGAATTTCGTATCCGCGCCGCAGAAGTGCCTGCCGGTATTCCGCCTCGTCCGTGAAATTCCCGGGGATAATATCCGGTGCCTTTTTGTACATCTCACGAACCTCACCGCCGCCGGAAAGATCCGCAAAAACCACGCATCCGTCCCCGCCTTCCACGTATACGGCATTCTTCATCCCCGAGGAGCTGCGCTTGCTCTCAATCGAGAAAATATTCCCGAAGGATGCGGAAAAGATCACGTTTTCCAGATTCTCTCCCCGGATCACGCAGAACTCCGGCACATCATCGTCCCCCAGATTCACCCGATAGGATGCCCCGTATGGTTTGAGAACCCGGCTCAGCCATGCGGAAAGCGATTCCCAATCCGCGCTGAGCGTCACAAACTCCGGAATTGCGGCGTGATCCCGGCCGATTCTGACGGGGGAGAGTCTGAGATTGTCCTCCACGGCTCCCAGAACCGCCTCCGTCACCGTACCGCTCCAGGGACCGCCCCTGAGCACACGGTCGTCCAGCAGGCATTCCAGAAGATGTCCGCCCATTTCGCAGTCACCGCCGGAATCCGCATGGAAATACTCGACTCTGCCGCAGAAAATATGTCCGGCAGGCATGATGCCGCTTCTGACATACACAGCATCTGCAGCCCGTCCGGCAAGTTCTCTCGGAAAATGCAGCGTGAATGTACCGCTTTCAAAATACCGCTCCGAGAACACCACGGATGTCATATCCTCCACGGGACCGTCGATGACGGCGAAATCCTGATCCAGAAAATACAGTTCCGTCATACCAGCCTCACATTCCGAAATACGCGGGCAGGTATTCGATCTCGCATTCCGCGAATTCGCCGCCGCTGTCACAGGTCACGCAAAGGGAGGATTCCCCCTTCGGCAGGCTGAAAAATGTGCTGTCCCGCTCAAAGAGGAAGCACCGCTCCCCGTTGAGGGTGATGCTCTTTAGTCTCAGACGGGTGTCGATCACCAGCTCATCCCCGTCGTGCAGGGTCAGGGGGCATCGGATGAATCGCTCCCCGCACCGGAGACCGGGATTGACGATATCCCCGCCCGACGCACGGATTTTCGCCGTAATGCCGCAGGAGGTGTCGCCGGGATTCTCCGCACGCGCGGTGTCCGTGGTGCGGTAGATTCCGGATGCCATCCCCGCTCCCGCCATGAAATTCATCGGGAAGGTGAGGATGGGAGCGGTATCCCTAAACCGTACAATGCGGCTTTCGTGATCCCGGAAGAACACCTGGGGTGCGATCAGATGCAGGGTCACTTCAATCCGGTCGGAGAATGTCCCGCGCACAAATTCCTGACCGTCCGCGGGAATCACATCAATGCTTCTCCGGATCCCGAACAGGTTGATATCGAGCACCCCGTCGGATTCGGGGGTGGTCATGGAGATGATTTTGCGGCGGATTCTCTCGCGCTCCGCACCGTCAGCGGCGATTTCAAATGTCAGGGACAGCTCCCGTTCCGCAAAACGTCTGGTGCGGACATATCCCCCGTGGGATGCCGCGTAGGAGCTGATTTTGACGTCGAATCCCGTGCAGTCGAAGCCGTGAAGCCCGTCCTCCACCAGTCTGCAGGAGGCATCCGGCGAGATTTCCAGTTCCTCACCGCCGCAGGAATAGATGATTTTATAACTGTTCAAAACCGTGATGCCGCCTCGCTTTCTCTCTTGATTCTCCGCGCAGTCTGATAGGGAGAGGTATCGCTGTCACGGAGATAAATATTCTGCGTCACCGTACCGCCCTCCCTGACCGCGGAGGTGATTTTTTCCTTTGCACCGCCGTAAATCGACTGTGCCGCCTGATTCACGAAGGATGCGCCGCCGGTGATCCCCTGTGCAATGCCGCGGGAGATCATCATCCCCACTTCATCGCGCATCAGTCCGGAGGGGGACCGGATCTGGAAATAATTCTTTACGGCACTCTCGGTCTGTGCGGAAACCTGTTCAATGGCGGCAATTACTTCCGCACCCGCCGCACGGATGCCGTCCGCGATGCCGCGCATCATGTTCTGTCCCACAGAAGACCAGCCGGTGCCGTCAAAGACCGACCGGATCCGCGATGCCGTTTCCTGTACCGCCCCGGTCACGCCGGAACTTCCGCTGCGGACTCCTGCGGTAAGCTGATTCATGGCGTCTGCCCCGGTCCGATGCCATGCAGCACCGGTGAATGCCGATACCGCTCCGGATGCCGCCGACGCCATCACCGCGCGCAGATTTTCCGCCATAGCTGACGCAGCCGCGGTGATTCCCAGAAACACGCCGTTCATCCCCTCCCCCATCCCGGCTCCCGCCAAAGATGCATTCAGGGATGTGTTCAGCCGTGTTCCGAGCGACATGATCTGATTTTCAAGCTGTACAGCCGACGCCGCAAATGCCGCCGTATCGAGCTGTACGCCAATGACTACCGATCCGTCTGCCATATTTCTCTACCTCCCGAGTTATATTGTAGTGTTGTCATTTTCACCGTTTTTCAGCTTCAGCCGGATTTTTGCACGGGCGCGGCGGAGATTCTTCCGGAGAGTATCATCCTCAATTTTCGACAGATCCATCGTTCTCAGCGCAACGCGGCTCATGAATTCCGTATCATGGGGCAGACTGCGCAACAGGGAGATGAATTTCCACCAGTGCATCGAAACCGAAGTCAGATCAATGCCGTAGACCTGCCAGAAACCCGCGAAAATGGCGTCCCCGTCCATGTCAAAATCAAAAACCGGCGCCGATGCCTCCCCGGATTGTGCATCCGCATCCCCGCAGGCCGCAAAACCGAGCAATGCTCCGGCAAGGGAAGATGCATCATCCGGACAGTTCTCAATCCCCGCGATCTTTATCATCAGCGCCAGTTTCCGTCCGGGAGGGAGCTGTGTTTCCCCGAGAAGCTGCGTAATCAGAATCCACCGCCGGAAATCACAGCAGAGTGCATACTCCCGCCCGTCCGCTGTGATTGTCTGCGGCAGACCGTTTATGAGAAAATGCATCGCTCAGGCAGTGGCAATGGATTCCAGGGTACCGAGGTACTTCTCCTCAATATCCCGGCACATCGCGGAGAAAGCCTCCACCTGACGATTCACGAACACGATGAATTCCACATACCGCATCGTGTACTGTTCCGCGGAACGGCGTTCCCCGCAGATTTCCTTCCCCGCGCCCTCTCCGAACACGCTGTCGAAGAATCGGCCGATGATGCTGCAGTGATGTTCAATCGCACCGCCCGCACTGCCGTTGTTATCCCCCTCACCGCATTCCGCGCAGAGAGCGGCAAGGGCATTGTTCAGTTTGTTCATGGATTCGCTTTCGCTGACGTCAAAATAATATTCCCGCCCGCCTGCATTCCAGATATGTTCCATTTTCCCAGTCTCCTTTCAGACTAATCCAAAATTATAAAATCCGTCCCCGCTGAGCAGCACTGTTTCTCACACCGTAAACGAGCCGGTGGATTTCACGAAGGTGCCGGTCTGAATATCGCCCACCGCCTTCATGGTTCCGGTGTAGACCAGCGCATCCGTACCTTCGCCGCATTCATCGGGAATGACGGAATATGCGCGGCGCACCGCCCTGTACACCCCGGAGGTGTCGGTTTCATCGAACAGATTCACGCAGAGAATCTCCACGCGTGCCTGATCGCCCACCAGTTCGTGATCGGTGATGGCACGGAGCTTTTCAATCGCCGCATTGCCGCTGTACACCTCAAATTCGTAGTCGATCACCGGCGCGTAACCCGTCACATCGGTGCGTTTGGTGATCTCATGGATATACCGTCTCTGATAGCTGAGCGCATTTTTGGACTCGGTAAAGGACGTAAAGCCTTCGCCGATGAGACTCCACACCGGCTGAGACGGGGTACCGGTGTTCATGTAATGCTGTCTGTCAGCTCGCTTGATCATTGCCATGATTGACCTTCCTTTCAGTTTGGTTGATAGTATTTCAGCACATACGAAGCGCGGTATTCTTCCTCGCCGTTCTCGTAGATGGCTGATTTGGATGCCCCGGAGGTAACGGTGATATCCGCCCATCCGGCATCGATGATTTTCCTGATTTCCGTGAAGAATGCCACAGCTTCCAGACGGTCGTTCACGGTGCGTCCGCGGCACCGGATGCGGATTTCAAAGGGCAGAGCCGCGATTTTCGAGCCGTCCACGTAGGTTCTTGCCGTACTGCCCCCGGTAATCCACAGGGATGCGCATCCTTCCCGCCAGGTTTCGGGAACCAGGGAAATCCCCGGCTCACCGGCATTGAAATAGCTGCACAAAAATTCCGGAATTCTGTTTTCATCCATTGCTTAGCTCCTTTCGTTCCCCGCAGTCAGGGCACGCGCCGCCGTATTCCGCCAGTTTTCCAGATCCGCCGCCTTTGCCGCTTCAAACCAGCGGGCAGTGGCATGGGGGTGGAATTTCTTCCCGAAACTGCGGCGGGCGTAATAGCACTCCGATGCATGGGGCGCGGACCAGGTGATCTGACCGACATGCCCGTTTCCGGACGGATGCCCCGACCGGCACAATTCCCCCGTCCGATACGGCACATACGGCTCACAGGACGCAAGCACGGCGTTTTCCAGACTCCGCAGTGCCGCCGGAACATTTCTGCTCAGATCCGCCCGGATCGCGGACAGACTGCAGTTTGCTGTAAATCGGATCATGTTCACCTCAGTTTCAGGCGGATGTGGCCGATGCCGTCATCTCCGGTGAAATACCCGGCTTCCCCCACCCGGAGCGTTCTCTCGCCATCTTCTCCGGAATGCAGGACTGCCAGGTCCCCGTATCCCGGACGGGGCATTGAGCAGTCGTGTCCGGATTCATCGGTGCAGCGGCTGATGCCGGGGAAAAAATATACTGTTGTCACGCCGTCCTGTGTCATATCCGGATCCACCGCGTACACCTCACGGACCATCACCCCGGTAAGGGTGAAGTCCGCAAAGTTTTCTGCGCTGTCATCCAGAAACTGCCGGTAGAGGACGGTGTCCCTGCAGAAATTCTTCATATTACACCCACCTGCAGAGAAGTCCCGCGTTTTTCAGGATTGCCGCAGCCTCGGGTGCGATGCTTCTGACGTTTACTGTCACCGCACCGGGCGTACCGGCGGTATCGTAGGAAACACTCACATCACCGACAGAGCGGCTTTTCACGGGCAGGGCATCTTCCCCGGCAGATTTCGCCTGAACCTGTGCGGCAAGGGAGAGCGCGGCAAGCTGTTCGGGCGACATCATTCCTTCATGCAGGGGATAGATCAGGGAGAGAAGGAGGGACATGGCAGTTTCGGTTGTTTCTTTCATGCTGACCTCCGTTCTTCATCAGGTGAGATAGCGGACAGCCAGCTCGGGATAGATGGTGCTGAAGGCGTACAGCACATCCATGGAGAGCATTTCGCGCTTGTACTGCATATCATAGCCGCGTACCACACGGAGGGAAATGCCGTTGTAGGTAGTGACGTAGGATTCCACGCCTGCGGGAGTCTGCAGAGGTCTGGTGATGAACGCGAACGCATCGGGATGGAATACAAGGTTTGCATCATGCGCAGCGATCAGTCCCACGGAATCGGATGTCGCTGCGGTAACGGCGGGGGAGACCTTCACATCTGCCGCTGCGGAAGAAATATTGGCATCCGCCAGCACGGTCACGGTCTGGGAACCGATTTTGAGAAGGTCACCATGCTTGAGTACACCGGATGCGGAGCCCGTAATCTTGATGACGGCTGCCTTTTCCGCACTTTCGGCGAGGGTAAGAGTGCCGGTGTAAGAGGGTTCATGCTTGCAGACCGCCTGGGACATATAGTTTTCGATACCGAATACCTTACCGATGGAACCGGTACGGAGAGCCGCGGAGGAACCGCATTTTTCCGCATTCACGAGTGCGGGAATCTGCTTGAGGGATGCGGTTGCTCTGGGAGACCATACGGCGCATCTCTTACCGGCGGGAACGCGGTTTTCGTCCAGGATGCAGGATGCATTGGCGAGGGTGTCCAGACCGGTGGGGAGCTTTCCCGCAGTACCTGCTGCATAGGGGATATCGCGGTACAGCTGGAGACCTTCCGCATTGATCTTTTCCGCCAGAGCGGCAGCCGCAGGTTCAATGAACAGCTTCACGATGGAATCGAAATCGCAGGCCGCCTCGATGGCATCCACCTGCATATCGACAGTAGCGAGGTGATCGAGCTTGATATCCACGGTATTCTTCTGCATATTCTGAGGAGTCACGCCGCTGGACTTATTGAACTCCTCCGCCTGCAGGAACACGGGGCATCTCACGGATACGGTGTCCCCCTGTTTGGAGGCAGCACTGCCGTCGATGTTCTCCTTATAAACGAGATTGGGGAACACCAGATTGTCGATCAGGCGGGGCAGAGTCTCTCTTGCGATCTGCTTTACGGAAATTTCAAACTTTGACATAGTTTTGGGTGTCCTTTCTTTGTAGTTTTTCTTTTGTTGATTTTCTTCTTAATATGGATTGATTGGGCAGAAAAGGCATCCGCCCTTTCTTCATCCCATTCTGCGGATAACCCTGTAGTACTCCGCATCCCCCATGCTGTCGGGATCGGGTACATCACTGCCGTGGGAAATACCCCACTTCACAGCCAGAGGTGCTGCCGCCGGAACAGCGGACTCAAAGAGATACGGGTCGGATTCCCGCAGCGCGGAGATCTGCTCACCAATCCCGTGAACCCCGTCCTCATCCACCGTGATCTTCTCCGGATCCAGCAGTTTTTCCATCAGTACGCGGTTTTTTACGCCCGCTTTTTCCAGCTCCCGCTCCAGGGCGAAATTCTTCTTCATGGCGAGAATCCTGCCGTCGTATTCCGAACGTAAACCGCCCAGATCGCCGAATTCCACGCCCGCGTCGGCACATTTGACCATCAGCTCCTCAAACGAAAGCCGACTGCCGCCGAATAATTCTTTCAGATCCATCTCATACTCTCCTTTCTCTGCATCACAGAATCCATTTTTCACGGAATTCCTCCGCCGTCATCACGCCTGCCTGCACTTCTGCAAGATCCCGTACCCGTTCACTGTCGCTGTCAGCAAAGTAGGCGTCGTCAAATATCAGCCGGATCTGGGCATCGCAGTCAATCGGCAGACCGTACAGGTTTTTGCCAACCCACATCAGTGCGCGGATCGTTCTCTTCAGAAACCGCTCCACATTCTTCTGATGCTTCACAGCATTCTGCCGCATATCCTGTCTTTCGCCCATGTACTGCGTCGCAGTCAGCTTTGCCCGTCCGTCGGATGCGGAAAATGCATAGTGATGACAGCCCAGCCCGCACCGGAATGCAAGATAATTCAGCTGGCACTGCACAGCCTCCGCGTTCTCCGCAGTTCTCAGATCCGGATTGTGCTCCGTAATCATCGGATTGTCGCTGAAATCCCCGTCCCCGAGCGTCACAAACAGCTGCTGCGCCACATCATCCGGGGTAAATACATTTCCGTTCTCGTCCCGGCTGATGAGGGACTGGCTGATAAATACCTTCTTGCCGCCCAGCTTGAGGTCACGGCAGAAATTATTGAACGCCAGATCCACCCCGCAGAGACAGTCCTCCGCATCGTGGAATACCGATACCCCCATGCCGCATCCCGGATCCACGGGGTTGATCAGATTCGGCGTCAGAATCGAGAAGAGCGGGACGGGAGAACCTGTGCGGATCACTTCCTCCACGGATCCCAGTGCCTTTTTCACCAGCTTCCCGTTTTCACGGGAGAAGAATTCATTGCGGATCACATACCCATCCGCTTCCAGACGGTGGCTTTCGAGATAAATGTACGGCTCGCCGCGGTACATGCCCTCGGAGACAAACGCCGCCTCCGTAATTTCCCCGTTTTTCACACTGATCGGGATAATGTGCGCGCCGTCCACCCATTCCATCTCCACGCCGCATCCGATGGGGGAGAGGGTGCTTTTGCCGCTGGATTTTCCGCGGATTCTCAGAATCACCGCACCCGTTCCGACTGCGAAAGCTCTCTCCACCAGCTGATTGGCGCGGGTCAGAAAATCGTTTTCCTCAAAAGCCTCCCGCACAAAGCCGTCCCCGGCCTCATCCTCCACGCGAAATCCGCACCGGTCGTTGAGAAGGAGTGCCGCCCAGTCCTCGCAGATTTTCTTCGCCATATTCATGCGGAAAAGCGATCGCTTCACAGCACCTCCCGCAGAAGTATGTTCGTAATAATCATGGAAGGAGCGGCAGTGTCCCTTCCACCACGAATCCCACCGGGCGATGCAGCCGTACATCGGACTCTGCCCCACTCCCAGCAGATCAAAAATTTCCTGTTCCATTGTTCCTCCTTGTTGTTGAATCATCCCATCGACCCCATGTACCGCTCCACGGAGTATTCAAAAGCATCCAGAATGTCGATATCCGTGGAGAAATTATCCAGACGCTTGTCGCCGTCCGCATTTTCATCCCAGACCGCCGACGCCAGCCCCGCACGGAGCAGAACACAGTCCTTCGTCAGATGAAACCGCCCCGAAGACATCAGCGTATTCACAAAGGCAATCCGGTCCACAATGGGACGCTTCGCGCAGTCCATAACCCGCACGCCGCCATGCTCCTGCACATACCGCCTCAGACCGTTGATGAGATACTGCGCTTCGCTGTCGGCAAAGACGTATTTCACCGCTGCACCCGGGCATTTTTGTCTTACGCTTTCCAGAAACCGCTGAAATTCCCCGTTGATCCGCGCGGAATCAATCTCGCCCTTGCCGCCCGCCACAGCGTGTTCTCCCACGACGAGAATCCCGCCCTGTCTGAGAAACGCCGTCGCCGCAAACGTGGTGCGGGACCGGTTGCCGCCGAAGTCCACGCCGATGTTGATGAACCGGATCTCTCCGGAAGCGGGTATTTCCGCCGTAAATGCCGCCGGATTGTCCGCAAAAGTCCGGTAGATAAGCCCTTCTGCGGCACATCGCTGACCCAGAATATCCCTCCGGTACCAGACCGAGGACGGATCGTACTGTGCCGTGATCTGACGGATTCTCTCCTCCGGGATCACCGGATTGTCGAAAATCGTGAAGTGCGCGTAGTTGTAATACCCCGGATTTTCCTCCGCCATGGCATCGTAGCGGTCGAGGTATTCGGTGTAAATGAACGAAGAGGGGGAGGATGGGTTGAGATCCCAGAAAACCCGCCGGTCACGCGCCGCCAGCTGACGGTTGAAAGCCTCCTTGATAATCGAATCCGCGTGAAGATTGATCTCTGTAGCGATCCACATTCCGTAGGAGTTGCCGCGGATTTTCTTGTAGCTGTCCGCGTTCTTGCCCCCGGCAAAAATTACAATCTTCTCACCCGAATCCGTCATCACCCGGAGAGCCTCGTTGTCCCGGTAGCGTGCCCACCGGCATCGTCCGGCAAAAATATGCTCGAGTCCCAGCCCGTTGCATTCACCGATGTTCATCTTCGCGTTGCCGAGCGTGGATCCCGTGGCAAGATGGAACCGATCCGGGGAATTTTCCAGAAGCGCCGCGAACACAAACACATTGTCCACGGTTTTGCCCGCTCTGACCGCCCCCTCCGCCACATTGATCACCGAGCGGTACGCGCACTTCATGTATTCCCGATGCCGCTGACCGAAAACGAAATTCATTCTTCTTCCCCGAAGATTTCCTCACGCATCGCCGTCAGACCGTCGGGCATATCCGCATTCTGGACGGGGGATGCGCGGTTTTTATTCCAGATCTCGAAATACAGCTTGATGGCGGGAATGTTTCCTCCTTTCGCCGTGTTCAGCAGGGATGCCCAGATGTAGGGTGCGTCCGCTTCCGCAAATCCTCTGGCAAGGGAAGCCGCATATTCGGCAAATCTGCCGTCACGGATCCACTCCGTGAATTCCTCGTCAGTCACACCGAATTGTGCGAGAATCTCCTCCATCGGTCTGCCGGAACGCACCATGGCGTAGGCTGCATCGCACTGCCGCTTGTCCATTGTATTCTCCGTATTCAC